CAATTTAACAATATTTAACCGCAATAGGTTGCGAAGCATTCTGTACATAGGGCAAATATACTATTTTTTTAATATACGAACTTTCTCTTTGTAGGTTGCAATGATTTCTTTGAGTTCTTCGATGGTAAATTTTTTATAAATATGCGCTTGTTCGTGCAACGCGAGTAATCTTTGCCCTCCAATTCGTTTTTCTATACCGATTTGATAGTTTAAAAGATTCCCGGAAAGGAAACTATTACAATGCTCACATTGAAGGTGTACGTTGTCTTCGTGAAACCTTACGTTTGAATGTCCGCCTTGACTAAAATAATGTCCAGCGTTGGCTTTCTTGGCGGGTTTGTCACACGAAATGCAATTTAAGTCTTTGTCGCGAAGTCGAATGTACTGGTTAAACACGGTCTGCGCTAACTTTTTGTAATCACTCGCGGTCATCAAGTCGGCTTTCATCTTTGCTTTACGCTTTGCCCATTCCTTTTGTTTTGCCTCTTCAATCATTACTGAGACGCAATAATTTTTTAAGCAGTATTTCTGCAATGAGTTCCACGGGATAAATGGTTCTTTGCAGTTTTTACATTTTCGTGTTTTCATATTAAAATAGTTTTTGTTGTGAAACGTGGTTTTTAATTCTTTGTACCGCCTTTTCGTAGTATTCAGCATCCAATTCACAAGCCGTTAATTCAAATCCGTAATCGTGACAAGCTATTGCAATACTTCCGCTTCCTAAATGCGTGTCAAGTATTTTATTTCCTTGATTTGCGTATTTATCAAGAATCCATTTGTAAAGATAAATAGGTTTTTGAGTAGGGTGCATACGTTCACTTTCGTCTTTTGCATTTGCACCAACCCAAGACTTAGTTAACTTTCTTAACGCACCTCCAAAACTGCTCCAAGCTAACTCACCATCAGCAAAGTCATTTTCACCTGTTCCTTTATCCCAAAACAACCAAGAGGAAGTTGGCTTTAAAAACTCGGTCATGTAATTACCACCCCAAACAATCTGATTCTTAGACACTCTAAATAACTCATCAAAATATTCCTTATTAGGAATTGTTTTATCCCAATCATTTACGCCTCTATAAATCTTTTTCTTTCCGTTTCCTAATGTCATTTTATTGGCACCTATTCCATAAGGAGGGTCAACTATTGCCAAATTGAAATACTTATCAGGATAGCGAGCCATTAAATCCATATTGTCTTCGTTTGTTATTTCTATTTTATCTGTTATTTTCATATAAGCTTCTTTAATTCGTTATTCTCTTCAATGGCTTTCAATAGTCTCAATTCTAGTTCCGTGTTTCGCTTGTGTAGTGCTTTGTTGTCTGCGTCTAAAAAACGAATGACCTCACGTACAAAATCCAAGTCCTCTATCTGCTGGTCAATACCTACTTTTTTCTGTGGCTCTCTCTGAAGCCTGAAGAGTAGTTTGTTAATAGTGCTGTTCAGGTTAATGTAAGCGAGGCTTACTGCTATCTGTTTATCCATTGTTTATCGTTTTAGTGGGTTAATACCATCAAACATAAATCCAAGTCCGTTATTGTAATCAAACAACAAAGGTGAATTTAACTCTGTCACCTGACCGCCAGTATCCCGGTCTTTAATTTTTTCCACTTCAATCATTGTCGAATACTTCATTGTTTCGTGTTTAACTAATCTGTGAATAACAATCATATCGTCGCACCTATTCAAAAATGGTTTACCTCCTTCAATGTGTGCCTTCAATGGTGGCTTCAAATGACCAAACCAATGGTGGTCTTGTGGGTATAGCATTGAAGTTCGCCCACTTTCTGAGGTTGGGTGTGTTGAGATGTACAAAGTTTTTCCAGTTCGGTTACAAAAGTCACGTGTGTAATTTAGGAACTCGTAATTGTCCGAGTGCTGCATACCTCTATTAAGTCCCGTGAATGGGTCAATAAAGCCAACGTCACAACCTGAGTCTTCAATAATAGTTAAAAGTTCCTTTGGTGTATACATTTTTTCGTTGCTGACAAACTTAAAGTATTTTTCAATTCGATGCTGGTAGCCTACTATTTCGTTTTTTGTTAGTTCATTAAATCGTTTACCCGAAAACATTTGTATAAAATCACGCATAACCTGACCGCTTGAATTTTCACCCATCCACAACACGAATTTCAAACGATGCTTGTAAGCTAACATTAAAAAATACCATTCCATCCAATAAGACTTACCAACGTTATCGTGTCCTAAAACTATATTTAACTGCTTTCTCTTAAACAACAAATACTCATCAAGTCGGCAACCTATTCCAAGACCTTTACCTATGTTACCATCCCGGTAGTTAAGTAAGTATTCAGTACTATGTCCGTCTTCAAGAATCATTTTCCAAGTTGTTTCATTACGTTCTCATAAAATATTTGGTCATTACTTTTAAAGTTTGGTTGTTTAGGGGAAACATTCGTTTCCTTTTCCCAAGCCCTTACAGATGCTTTCCAATCCCTCATTTTACTTTTACCTACTAACCAACCCTTACTTACATAAAAGTCAAACCAACGCTTTGCATCAACGTTATTGTTACGTTCCAAACAATAGTTTTGAACTTCTTCAATAGTAGGTTGCTTAAATATATTCTTTTCATTCTTTACATTCTTGTTAGTGGTTGATTGCTGGTTAATCGTTGGTTGATTGTTGGTTAATTCGTTGGTTTCAACTTGGTATTTTTCAAAGTTAACAACGTGAATAATAGTACCTTGCGAGTTAGTTTCGATGGTTATTTCGTTGGTTGATTTTAGACGTTTTAAACAACTTCTAATTTGTTGAACTGACATATTTGTTTTTTGCGCAAGTATATCGCGACCAGTAACCATTGAACCAGCTTTAACAAGTTTACCTCTGTAATTTTTGTCTTTATGGTTAACTGAAAGCAATATAAACAAAAACAATTTAAACGTGTTTGTATCATTAAACCACTCCCATTCAAGAATTTTTCTGTGTATTTTGACCCACCCACTCATTTTTTGTCGTTTTGAATTTGTTTCTGAATGTGGTGGAGCGCACCTATTAAATCAAAAATTCCTTTCTCATCTAAATAAATGGTCTTTTGAAAACCATTGTCTTCAATTGTTAATGCTAACATCACCAGTTCACGTTCCAATACTAAATTTAATGTTCGTTCTTGGATACAATCTAAAACATACTTCATAATAAATTAAATTAAATTAAACAAAAAAGACCCTATCAAATCCGTAGGCTTCCACTTCTACTTCATTGACAAGGTCAATTCAAATTCATTCAGTCCTATATTGTGGAAGCGGACCTACTTAATAATAGCAAAAAACTTAAAGTGTTTTATAATATTCTCGCAATGGGCGTTCACACCGCTTTAACCATACGTCGAAATCAATAACATTATAAATCAATTTTGGTTCAATGTCGGCTCGTTTAATAGCGTCTAATTCGCTTTGTGCGTAGATGACCATATAACGAGGTTTGCCCTCACTAAAGTAGTTTACTTTGTATTGCTTAAAATGGGAGGTCATCGTTAGCAGCTTGAATTTTTTCACTTGTGTTTCTAGGAGCTTCGTTTTTTGGCACATATTCAACCGCAGTTATTCGTCCATCTGTCCAGTTCACACGTCCGTTACCAACATATACCTTTGGCTTCTTTGCTTCTCTGTCTTCTTTTGACTGCTGGAGCGTTACTGAAGCGTTGTAGCCGTACTTGTCGGTAGTGTCGTTTACTGACATCGTGTAATTAGAATAAGTTCCGTCGTTATTCTTAATTGAAAAGTTAATTATTGCACTCATTATTTTTCTTTTTTTATAAATTCTTTAATAAACCACATACCAAATAAGTACAAAACAAATACTATTGGTACAGCTATAAATGTGAAAATTATTCCTTTCATTTTATTTAATCATTATTGGCATATTTGCTTCCGTTGATAAAAAATATTTATTCCCTTTTCCGCTATACATCATATCATATTTAATATATGTCATATAATTATCAATTCCACCTAATGCTTTTGAAATTATTTCTATTTCTTTTTTTCTTGCTTCGGCTCTTATTGTTCTTGCTTCAAGTTCATTTTCTGCCTTTTTAATTTCATTTTCTGAAATAATTAAATCTTTGTTCACGTTGATTTTTGCACTTTCAAATCTTGATTTGGCTTCCTCAATTTCTGCACGCTTGGAATATTGTGCTTTCATTAAAATTGATTTACCTTCGCTTTGTGCATCCTTTTGATCTTGTTCACGCATATAATCGGAACAACTTGTTAACGAAATTAAACTAATCATGCTAATTGTAAATGTTACTTTTTTCATTTTTATTTGTTTTATAAGGTATTAATTAATATAAAGTTATGTAATTTAAAGGTATATCAGACCATTCGTCGGGGTCTTCTATTATTTCGTTTTTATCTACTGGCTCTAAATTTACCGTTATGTAAATAGGCTCATTTTTTTCATAAAAATAATAGTCAACAATTTCATAACTAATAACCTTACCTATTAAAATTTTATCGTTTCCATTCTCGTCTGTGTTATCAACACTAACAACTTGACCAATTAATCTATCTAATCCATTCATTTTATAGTGTATTAATTAAATCTTTCGGTAAACAAGTCCACACATACAATTCGTGTAATTCATTGTAATATACTCGGCACTCCTCAACTCGTTTTTTTATAGCTTCGATGTCGCTATCCTTTCGATCAATGAGCCAAGTTTTTACTCGTCTACTCTCAGGTATAGAATCAAAATTATGCAAGTTTCTAACGTCTGCAATAGTCTCATCAGAGGGTTCAATCTCAAATTTTTTCCACGCTGTTCTCCGTATCTCATCGTTTACTATCTCTTCAGGAGTGTTAATCAAACAATAGCTTAAAATTGCGTATTTTTTTTCACATAACCACATATAACCTTGCATCTGCCAGTAGTAATCTTTGTTAGGTATGTCCTCTTCAAAGAATGGGAACGTCGCAGCAGACCACGAACTTTTAACGTCAAGTACATAGTTGTCGCCTAAAGCATCGGGAGTTCCTTTAATCCACTCGTTGCTAAAGAACTGGTCGTTTTTCGTAGTGAATCCCAAGTCTAGGACACGTTCACAAAGTTCTAGTGATTCGTTTTCGACTTCGTTACCCTTGTCGGTGTAACGAGAACTAAATTCTTTTTTAATTCCATAAATATCCTCAAGTGCTAACTCCTGAATGTAGGACTTACACGTTTGAGATAAGACCTCCCCCTTAGTTCGGGGGTTGGTCATAATTTTGCCTAAGGCTGAACATCGTATTTTCATAAGAATGCAATTACTTTTCGTTGTGTTTCTGTTAAATTAAATTTCTCTAGGTCGCTTACTTTAGCATCTCCTTTTTTAATAGCTTCAAGTGCCTTTTCAAAACGCTCGTCACTAATAGTCGGCTTTTGGTTTTTGACAGCTTCAGAGCTTAAATTTGCGTCGTCGTCAACAGCTTGTAAGCTTAACAACGATTGAAGAGTGTAGCGTCTGAAATAGGTTACTGCACTACCAATTTTTTGTGGGTCCTGAATGTCAGGTAACCTCATCGAGCTAGTCAAGTTTTCGCCTGAATCCGTGTCAATAATAACCGTCTTTACGCAACCCTCGTCAATTGGTTGAATAAGTAGCAAACTATACTCCAATAGAATAGGTTCGACCTCTTCAATTAAAGCGTTAATGTCTGCGTAATTGTTTTTAAAATGGGGGTTTTTAGCGTTCTTGCTAACCTTACCGATTTTCTGTTTTGCTTTCCAGAGTTTGTTGTAGATCCCGGAAACGCGAGGGATTAAATCCTCGAATTGTTCTTTGTTTTCCATTTTGTTTACTTTTATTTTGGTTAAAATTAAAAATTATTTCTTTGTTAAAAACTTTTTTGCAAAGTTATTTTCAAGCCTTACTTGACAAATTGCGTAATTTGTCCACACGTCGAACTCAACACCGCAGTTTTCACGGCTTTTCTCTTTAATGCACTCAACGTTGTGAATCATTTCCGTGTGTCCGTAGCCATCACAAGCAATGACAAGTTGCCTAATTGCGTGAATTACCGTTGAATGGTCACGTTTAAACAACTTTCCCGAGTTCACTAAACTATTACCAGCCAACCACGCCCAAACCATACCTACATTTCGCCACATTACAACCTCACGAAGCCGTGTTTTATTTGCTGGGTCTTCAAAGTCGTAAGGACACGAGTAGTAAAAATCGGACATTACAAACTTATTCCAGTTTATTCGTTGCATTATTTCCCCCCTTTCGTATACCATTGCCCTTCTAATTTAATATGCCTAATTCGATTCATCAATTCAATATTGTAAGTTGTAAAGAACTGCTTTCTGACCGCGTCACAAACGCCGTGTGTGAATTCAATTGCTTTTTGCTTTCGTTTTTTCATACTATACCTTTAAAAAATGTTAATTGTTTAATACTATACCCTTAATCGGAATCAATCCGTTTTACATTGACCAGTGTAACAACCAGCCTATTGAAACACCCGCTAAAAAATAAACGAGTTTTTGAATGCTTTCCGGGTATTTCATTTGTCTAAGTTTAAACCAGCATCGTAAACCATTTCCCGCAACTTTTCACGTAGTTTTTCCGCGTATAGGTATTGTGACTCATTCAAGTCAACGTTGTACTTTAATTCGCTTCGTAAATGCTTGTCAAACTCCCAAACAACTGACCACCATTTTGCGCCTTGTATAGCCATATCGAAGTCGTTTTGTTCGTCGGGTAAATTAAATGTCAATTGTGCTTTCATATTTTTACTTTTTAAAATTCGAAACCCATTTCATCCTGGTACATTGCTACTTCCATTTGGTCGTTTAAATCATTCGCGATGTCACCGTGCAATTGAAACTTTTGTTTTTGCTTTTCTTTTGCTTCTATTTTTTCAAGGTTTCTTAAAATCATTTTTACCACATTACGCAAATGGTTTACATCCATTGAATCGACATCTATTTGTTGTCCGTTTTTTTGTGTCCAATAATATTTTTTGTTTTCCATCTTATTCTGATTTAGTTTATAAATCTAATTCACTCTCATAAAAATAAGCACAAGACCATTTAGGTTTATCACACTTAAGCTTTACCATTTTACCGTTATAACAACCTACTTCTATTACAATAGCCATTCCTGATAATTTAGTTTTGATTCTATCTCCAACTTTTATTTTCTCAAACATCTTATTCTGATTTAAAGGTTTCGTTGTAGTACTGTTCTCCTGAATCTACTGCAAAGAGATTATATTTAATATATTCATAACAATCAATTATCTGTTGCTTCTCCATTGTTAAGCCTTTTTGTTCTATTTCTTTTAATCTATGGAAATATTCGTAATCATCTATACCACCAAGTTCTTTCAAACCGTTTAATGTAGATAGTTTGTCCATTACCCATAATACTGCTGTCTGTTTCATTTCTTGTAAGTTTCGTTGTAAAAATCAAATGTTAAATTCTCAAGTTGTTCAAAGTCCAGCTTTTCAATTAGTCCTTGTTTTGTCAAGTACCCGGCAAACTTCATTAGCATTGTTTGTTCTTCCATTAGCGTGTCATTTAGAATAATATCGTATGCGCGTTCGTAATCTTCGTCTAAAGGAAAATCAATTCCGTAATTAAAGTTTAAACCAATTAACTGGTCGGACATCCATTCGTGTGGTGCTTTCATATATTCTCTATTATTTGTGTTAATACTCGTTTGTAACTTTCAAGCAATCGTTTTTTACCACGTTCGCAAGTGTCAATCTTATCGTCTGAAGGGCGCGTCCAGTCCATTAATGAATCAACGTACTTAAGTGACTCGATTCTGTTTTCCATATGCTTAACCATAGTAAGTAAGCATTCCGCACGTTCGTGCAAGTTTTGAATTTCTAAAGTGTTCATATCGTTGCTAAATAAATGATTGATAAAATAATTAGTGTCAAACAAGCAAGTCCAAACGCTACGTCTTTTTGTTGCTTTGTGTAAGGAATAAATTGTTTCATTGTTTCTTTGTTTGAATATGCGTTACGGATGCGCACCCCCCGTTTTTTTTAGATTGTTTTTAATTCAATTACTTTAGAAGGGCAACACCAAGCAAATTTTTTACCTTTTGGTGTAGTAGTTCCAACATAACAAGGAACACCCCAATCATTCGACATTTCTACATTATATAATGTAATCAAATCGTATACATAATTTTCAGTTGATTTGTTGAATCTTGGGATAGGTGATAAATAAGTTATTGTTTTCATTGTTTCTTTGTTTTAATGTTTACCCTACAAATGTACATAACTTTTTTTAACTTGTGCAAAAAAATTAAATATTTTTTTTCAATTGCTCAATTTACTCAGTAAACACCATAAAAAAAGAGGTGACCGAAGCCACCTCAAGTAAACAAAACCTAACCTATCCGTATAAAAGGAAAACAAAACAGTACTAAAGTACGACTTTTTTGTTGTTTTTAATTGAATCCTGGAGGAATGTCATATAAGTTTTATTGGAAATAGTGTAATTTGGGTGATTTTTGTCTGAACATTGCATTGAATGGCGCATTGTCCCCATTTTAGTAGTGTAGGTTTTTCTCAACCTAATGTCATATGAACCGCATTGCGGACAACAATACCTCTCCTCGCCGTGAAGAGTCGCGTAATTGAATCTATGTTCAACGTATGGCTGCAATTTTTCGTAAACACCTTCTAAAATGGTCACATCGTTTTTGCAATAGTCAACCATTAATTGTAAGGCGTCGGAATCTTTGTCAAGAACTACTTTTTTCCATAGGTCGAAACCACCCGTTTCTGTCTTTTGACCCACGTTAAGAAATTTAGCGATATAGTCAAGTTTGTTAGAATTAAAATAGAAGCTACTTTTAGCCATTTTAAGCGTGTCTAAAGTTTGGTAACGAGGGAAAACACCAATGCCGTGAAATAAACACCGTGTACGAAGCCATTTGAGGTCAAATCTATCGGAGTTATGTCCGCATATTTCGTCAGCTTTATTCAACTCTTTAATAAAGGTCTTTAACATTGACTTGTCGCATTGCTTTTTGTCCCAAGTAAGTGAATGAACTTCGTCTTTTCCCTCCCACTTCCAGCAAATGCAAATGATTGCACGTTCTTTGAGTATATTCTCGGGACCAACGTTTAGATTGTAGCCAGTTCGCCAAGACAAGACAACGTTTGGACTCGTCTCGATGTCAAAAAATATCCGTTTTCGCATAATTATTTAAAAGGTATGTACTGCGTACTGCCGTTAACTTTGATTGCTCTCAATGCTTGTTTACGATTATTGCCTTGTCGGTAACTTATATGAAACCACGCTGCGTTCTTGTCGTCACCGAACTCGTATATTGCCTGGTCGAACTCTACATTCTTAAGAATCCACACAAACAACTCGCGACTTGTCAAATCTAAGTCCATCGCTTCACCTTTACAATGCTGGGACGAACTTGCTCCGCCGATTCGTTTGTTTAAAGCTGCACTTCGGAAGCCTGAGTTTATTCTTATCGGTTTGCCTACGTGTTTGCGTATCGGCTCAAAGACGTTTTCACAAAGTGCTTTAGCAGCCTTCAACTGCACTTCATTCATCGCGTTGTTAATACCTAATTTTATAGCAGTATCTGAGCGTTCAAACTCTGACCGGGTAACGTGTTCACTTAAATTCATTTCCATCTAAAGAATAAGTAAATCAATGCAAGTAATCCAGCAACGACAACCAACAACTTTAAAGGTGAATTGAAACCGCTATTTTTGGCTTCTGCTTTCTTGACCTTGGCTTGTTGTTTAATGTATTGCTTTTGGATCCGTGTTTTATATCTATATTCAATACGGGTTTGCCACCTTGTTTTAGGTACGTACACCGTGTTAAAGTGAATTATTGTGTCCTTCGTTGTATAGAAGTACGTCTTTTCGCCGTTTATAATTAACGAATCAATTGACCTAATTCGAATAGTGTCGCTTGTTGTCTCGCAACGCATTCCTTTTTTAAGTGCTTTTTCATAGTGCCATTTTGCCGAACAACCACCCAAACACAATAACATTAATATTGACAATAATATACCAACTAAAAGCGAAACCAATTGAAGCCAGTTGACTTTCATTCCTGAAGTTGTTTTTTAACGTTCTTAGCTTTGTGAATTAAGCCAATAATTTTATCCAAAAACGAATAACCTTTGACTGCCAGGAATGATTCATCCATTGACTTGACTTCTATACTCAAAAGAATAAGTCCGATTAACTTTGTGCTAAGGTAGTCAACACTAACAACCATTTGAGTCAAATCGTTAAGAATAAAGAAATCCGCAGCGTATGTTAAACACACACAAGCAATGTAACTTATAAGTTTAGGAACAAATCCGTGTCGCAGTCGTTTACTTAGTATTTCAACGCCCGTTCTTTTGGCTTTCCATAAACCAAAACAAGTGTCCAAAAGAATTGCTACAATAACAAGAATAACAATTCCCTTCACGGGTGCGAAGAATATCAGTAACGCTTTAAGTATAGTCAATAAGTATGTCTTCATATTATCAATATAGAATCGGTGTAACCGTTATCTTTAGTTTTGGTTGGTTTAATATCTGAGTCTTTGTTCAGGTCTGAAGTGAATTCAGGGTACAAGTCTTTGTTTTCTTTCAAGTAATTGAACAAACGTGTTTCGTAAAACGAAGCCTTTTGCGCATAGTGGTCCTGAGCAAACGCAACCTCACTTTGACTAACCGACGTTGAATAGTCGCCATTCTGCATTTGAAGACCTTTATTTTTCAGTTGGTAACTAAGTCCGAAAACCGCGTCTTCAGCACTTCGCCACGCAACTACTGGTTGAATATATGTGACAAGTGTCTCTTCGTCGTTGTTCAACGTTTGCGCGTTATATCCCGTTAGCATATGCTTGTAAAAGTACGTTCCTAAAATAGGTTGAACTCGCATATCGGATTGCGTCTTAATGAACGGGGTCACGTCTGTAACATCAACGTTTGCCGTTATTGGTGTTTGGTTTTTTAAGTAGTTTTCGGTTACAAAGTAAATCATTGCGCTGGTTGTATTTCAGTGTTCGTGTTTCCAAGTGGCGGTAAACTTGCCATTGCTCTAATTTCGTCCTGTGTCATATTCTCTAAAATCTTAGCAACCAATTCAGGACGCATAACGTTTAAAGCTTCATTAATTGCGCTCACATTTGAGTCTAGTTCAACGATAGTTTCGTTGATGATTTGAAAGTTGTTCAAAGTTAAATGCGCTTTTATTTTACCAATTTTTAACAAGTCGTTGAAGATTGATTCAACCGTGTCACGCAACGGAATGATTGTATTTTTTTCAAAGATTACGTACGCTTGTTTGATGTCCGAACCCGAACCAAGTTTACCGCTCACTCGAATACCCATCAATATAGGGTCAATTGTATGCGCTTGACAAATCTTTGAATCTATTGACTCAGTCGTTACCTGAAACAAGTTATCGTTTGAATTAGTCGGTATGCTTTCAATCTTAGGTAAACTTTCTTGGTTATTTGCAAAGAACGCAATTGCTTTACCAGCGTTATGCGCACCCTTTGCCTTTTCGATTGTTGATTTTATAGCGTGTTTCTCCTCTTCGTTCTGCGGTTTCTTAGGAAACATCATTGCAAATGAAGGGAATATTGAGTTTAATATATTCGACTTTTGTAAGTACGACATTTCGCCATCTAAAAACGCCCAATTAAAAGCACTTGTATAGCTTGGCAACGGGTAAATGTCTTGACCTACAGAATGGTTTTCCCAAACGTATAGACATTCACGCTCTTTAGTTCCATACTTGTAAGGTTTAATGCAGTAAACATCAACCATTGACGACCAATCTTCACAAATAAAGTATTCATCACCGTACTTTGAACGTCGTATTTTTTCGGGACCAATGCGTTTGGCTTTTACAAGGTCTCCGATTTGGTTAAAATGCAAGTGGAAGTAAACACGGTTGTGCAATATTACATCCTTAGTTACTTGCGGAATCGTTTTTTTGAAGCCTATACGCTTATCAAACGAATAAACATCTACTTTCTCAGTCGCAGTTGCGTCCTTATCAATCGTCACTTCGTAACCGCCACCCGTTACCGCGTTTGTTTTAAAGTCAACAATTGACGCGTGTAAAGGTGAAGTATAGTAAAGCTGGTTAATTAACTGAGGGTAAAGATTGTCTTCGCCAAAACGAATATATCCGTTTGTTTGTTGACGACCATTAACGTATGGCAGTGACAAATTACCACCACCAACTTTAAGAAAAGGCGTACTGAACGACTGGTAGCCAGTTTCGACAACTTCAACGTCTTCTTTTTTGCCTATGTTAAAACCGAATAATTTCATATATTAATCGTAAATTGTGTTTAATTGTTGACCCCATACAACCATACGACCCTCTTCAACTAATCGAAGTCCGTCAGGTGAAGTGTTCGGGTCTATTATAATAGGGTCATTACTCTCGTAAACCTTATAAAAGTATTGCCCTTTGATTAAATCAACGTCAGTACCCTCTATTAATTGAAACAAGTTGTATCGTTCAGGGTACGCACTTTGGTCAGACATTGTCCAGTAAATTGGTTGACTTTCCGTGTTGTATTCATTCTCAAACTCGAACAACCAATAAGGGTTGGGTATAGTCGCATTCTCGGTTAACGTTAACACGATGTTGTTGAATGTACCTTGCTCGATATAAATCATATTTTAGAATAGTAGAAATACGTATTTTGTTATATTAAATAAAAAACCCCCGAAACAATATCTCGAGGGGAGCTTACATAAATATAAGCGGAGAACAAAAACCCCCACTATAAAAGCGAGGGTCTTCGTGTTTGCGAAATTGGTATTTTAAGGAATCAATCCAGCAATGATAGTTGAGTCAACCTCATATGCGAGGTATTCCGATTCACTCGTCAAAGTAACGCTGTACTTACTACCATCAGCCTTGGCTGTTCCCGAGCCTTCAGCGTAACCAGTTACTTGAACATCTTGAAACCACCAGTATCTGCCATTCATATCTTTAACGATAACGCACAAATCTCTTTGTCCCTCGCCTAAGATTTTGATAGCTTTTGATTTTGCAGCTTCACGTCTGTGGAACATTAAAGTAATTGTTTGCGTAACGAAAGAAGACCCGTTAACAAGGTCGATAGCTGCCTCTTCAGTATAGTTCCCCGTGTTTCGGTTGAACTCGAAAGGAACAAAGTCAGACGCAGTTGTAATTCCTGTTACTTCCCAAGCGTTTGCGTCAATCGTCAAAGGAAAAGTAACCTCATCCTGAGAGTTTATATAAACCGCTTGAATGCCACCCTGATTGTTGTCGCATCCTTTGGTTATGGTTGTTATAGTGCTACACGGCATAATTCTATAATTTTAAATAAGTTATAAAAAAAGGGGATAGGGCAACCCCACCCCCTCGTTGATTAGTTAATTAATTAATCGAAACAAACGTTGTAAACAACTATCTCTGTCGGGTTGGTATAGTGGAAACCAATTTTCAAGTTTGCACGAGTTCTCAAGTAAGGCTCAGCAACCGTATCAGATAAGTTAACTGCCTTCAAAGCTTTAGCATCTCCTTCAGCATCAAAGGCATAGACCAAATTTGATTTTAATGTCAACACCATAGTGTTGTCAGGCATACCAGCACAAACAACAACTTTCACACCTAAGTAAGTCAAAGGTAGCGGAGTAGTAACGTAAGTTTGAGTGTTACCAGTAGCGGCAGCAAGTTCGTATGCTGAAGCAACATTTGAACTAACATAGAAACGTAGGTCAGCTTTCTTTTGTAGAATAGCAGGAGCAGCACTTGTATAAACAAGGCTCATTTGAGTAAGTACGTTTGCTGAAGTTACAGCACCTCCGTACACGCCAACGATGTCAGTGTCAGTACAAAACTTCTTTACATAACCATCACACAAAGCAAGAGTGGCATCTTCGCTTAATGTATCTCCTTGCCAACGGATAAGCTCGATGTCTTCTCCAATCTTAGCTGCAAGTTCTGCCCAGTAGTAATTCATAAAAGAAGCAACCGTGAAGTCTCCGTTTGACCCTTGCGCCATTTGCAAAGAAACAAAAGACTGCTCTAGGTCGAACTGGCAAAGCTGAGCCATTGCCGACAAAGCACAAACATCGATATCGATAGCATTCAATTTGTCATCAGGTGCAGTAAAGTTACAAGTCGAAGCTTGTAGTACATTTCCGAAAGTTACGTTAGCCAATTTAGTAGCTGACTTAATTCCTGGCAAAGTTCTGTAATTGTCTACGATGTCCTCAGTGATATAAGCACGTCCGTAGAATTCATTTGGGTTAGGACAAAGCAAAGCGTTGCTTTCAATATCCAAGTCGAATTTTAGTTTTCTGTTCATTTTACTTGTTATTATTTAAATCAAAATTTCTGAATTGTGTGAATCGGTCATATACGCTGAACTTCTGCTCAGACATTTCTACCTCTTCTGTTTCTGACTCCTCAACTGGAATCATTGCTTTTACTTCTGCGATAGCTTTCATTAACTCCGTAGCCATTGCGTCAAGTAGTGGTTGAACTATTGCTAATACAGCTTCTGAGTCAGCTACTGGGTCAACCGCCATTGCAGTCTCTTCTACTTTCTCTTCAGCTTCAGCCATAGCCACCTCTTCGTCTTTTACTTCCTCTTCAGCGGTTGCTTCCTCTTCGACAACTTCCTCAGCCATCTCTTCAGTTACAACCTCTTCAGTAGGCGCATCTTTAACCTCAATAATTTCTCCGCCCTCAACGACGTAGATTTTACCCTCGATTAGATGTTCTCCATCAGGTAACTTCATTTTATATGTATTTAATTGATTACTGAACTGCTCGGCTAATTTCAAACCGAGATAGCCTTCAATACTGAAACCCACTTGCCCGTTTTCGACTAGCTTGTTGTAGTATTCTTTATCGGTAATTTGTGCCGTAAGCATCAACGTTCCTTTTGGAACTTCTATACCATAACTTGTGTAGCTCTTGTCCTGAGTTGGGTTGTCTACAATCCAAGCTTCAAGTATGTATGCGGGTACGGTCTTGTTTTGGTCGTGTTCTAAATTGAAAAGGTCTTTATTGTTTAGACCCTCCATAAACTTCAAGTGTAGCTTTTCAATCTCTTCAGTTGTGAACTCGACAAAGTACTCTTCGCCTTCGTCGTTTCTGTAAATCTCTGAAGGGATTAAAGCGGGTGCAACGATTCTCATTTTAGGCTCGTCCGCAAACTGCACTTTTTTTGCAGCAGTGAAAGCCATACCTTTTACAATAATTGCAGGTTTAGAAGTAAAGGCTACTTGTTCGATGCCTAACTCCTGACCCTCGCTGTAATCTTCGTCTATGGTTACCTTGTAAACGGGTAAATCATTATTCATACTTACATAATAGCAACCATTTTTAAAGTGTTATTTTTTTTATATTTGTGAAAAAAAGTTATGATTAAAGTAGGTAGTAAAGAGATTAAGAATTTAGCTTCTGAAATGGACATCCAAACATTCGAGAAAGTATCGTCTTTCATTAATGACAACGAAGCAGAGACCTTTGAGAAGTGGATAAACATATTTGTTTACTTAGGAGCTGACGAAAGCGAAATAAACGAAATGGACTTTAACGAGTTCAGAGAGTTGGTAAGAGAGTTTAACCAAGCAAGTGAAAAGATTGCACCGGTCTATACTCAAACACTAGAGATTGACGGCTATACTTACCAGTCATTTGAGGAGGAGTTTAAACTTTCAGTTCGTGATTTGAAATACATCGAGAAGTCAATTAAGAAAGACCCTACAAACTACCTTGCCCGAATGATGGCTATTATTTTTAAACGTACTGACCTTACTCCGACTGAACACTACGCAGACGCACACATCGACTTTAAAACAAAGTTGTTTAAAAAGCAAAATGCAGAGTTGGTTATTCCGTTCGTTGCCTACGTTGGTAACAAACTAAACGAGACCATTCAAAAAGTAAAAGAAGACACAGAGAATGAAGATACCGACGGGGTGGCATCAAATTAGTATCGAGCAGTACATAGAAATAAACGAACTTCAACAAACGGAGTTCGACTCGTTACTGGATTACGAAATAGAAATACTTTCTATTCTTACAAATGAAGAATATAATAGCTTTTTGGACCTCGATTTTGATGAATTGAATAATATAATTGACAAAATTAAGTGGCTTAAACAGCAACCACGAACTAAAATAAAGCAAAATATAGGCGAGTATTCACTTATTAATGTGGACCGCTTAAAGCTAGGCGAGTTTATCGACCTTGAATTTTGGTTTAGTGAAAATTATGTTAGCAATTTACCAAAGATTTGCGCCCTATTTTACCGAAAAACAAAGTTAAATGAGTGGGGAGAACGTGTTTTTGAGCCTTACGAGTTCGACATAGACGTAAGAAAAGACGAATTTTATAGCATTTCCGTTGCTGAAGTGTACGAAATTATTCCTATTTACCTAAAGTTCAGGGAAAACTTTATACAAGTGTACTCTAATTTGTTTGAGCCTACCATAGCAGACCCTGACATTGACGAAGAGCTAGATGCTGAGGACCTTAAAGAAGAGCAGAACGAAGCAAAGTTCAAACGCTGGTCGTGGGAGCAGACGATTTACAACCTAGCAAACGAAGATGTAACCAAGTTCGATGAGGTTTTGAGAATGCCTTTAGTATTTGCTTTTAATATGTTGGCAATGAAAAAAGACTTGTCAATCTAGAATGAAGTCATTGGCGCAGTAGGTAGCCCAGCGTAAGGCGAATCTATCCAGTTGAACTGAATGCTTACTTTAGGATTGTTAAGAATTGTAGCCATTTGCAAAAGTGGATATTCTTTGAACTGCCACGCTATGTACTCGGCTATTATTTCGCCTATTATTGCTTGAGTATCGCTACGCTTTAACCAACTATCCGTAATTGAGTAAGGAGGTATTCCTCTCGTTGTTCCCTCATCCAAAAACAAATAATAAAATAAAGCATTTATAGTTATGTTAATTTTGTTTAGTTCGTCGCCAGTCATTGCCGAGATTTTAATCGAGTCGTACAAAGCACCCGTGTCAATTAAGCCTAAGCTTTTAATCTCTTGCTGTAACGCTCTAGCGAGTTTATTACGAGTGGCGTATTTTACTTTAAACGTAGCCATTTACACTTCGTAGTTTACAAGTTCATTTGCAACCCACGCTTCAATGTCTGAGTCATCCCAAGTTACTTCGTAAGTGAAGCCTTGTAAGTTTACGCCAAATTCAGCGGTGTCTGTTGTTAGTGTAATGTCAACAGAACAAGTTTTCGTGTTTATATTGTCAGCAACGCAAACCACGTCAATAACTGGGTCTGTAATTTCAACGTTGAATTGTTCAAATTTGTAAGTCATATCTTTTAAATTAAGTTAGTTCCGTTCCAAGTAAAGTCACGCACTGGAATATATCTAAAGGCAGCCGCAGTTTTGTCAAGTCCATTCACAATTGGCTGCGCTGCGGTGTACATATACATTGCATTTCCTGAGTTGTCCGGTTGTGTTGTACTTGACGCAAGGTAAAGCGCACCAATATTAAAAGGCGCATAATTCAAACAACCACTCGCATTGCCAAACGTAGCAATATTAAACAACTCGCGAATGTTTGCAAGTCTACATTGACCAAAACCGCCGTGCGTACCAAATGCGCTACTGACCGCAGTTGACCAAGTTACACCGCCACCAATATTAATATAGTAACCGAGTACCTTGTTGTCGGCAAATGTTGACCAGTCAATGACCCAATTGTTAGCGTATAGTGAAAGTCCTAACGTGTCCGTGAATCGTTTGTTGTTTCCGAACGGATTATTTTTCCACAATATATCAAAACTATTTAATCGACCAGCTTCGAAGTCACCGTCGTCGTGAACGTGATATTGTATCGTTTGACCCGTCTTAATTAACTTCGCGCCAACCGGGATGAAGTCTGTTGTGTCAATTGTAATATCTAAGTGATGCGTGTTCCCGTGATAAACAATACTTGTCGGTGTAATTGTATTCGTGTTTTGGTCTTTTAATTTAATATCTAGCGGGTCTGTCGCGTAAATACCCACTACAAAAGTTCCATTAACTGAAATGTCATTGTCTGCGACATCGTATTCAACAACACCACCGCACGGCACGTTCAAGTTTACAATAGTTCCGTCGCCAGTTTTTTTGATTTTTGCAACGCCGTCTAAGCAGTCAGGACAATCAACATTTATAATTAAATCCTGAACACTTGGGTAATTTAAGTTTGAAAGTACGTTAAGGTTCTCGTCAATTACTTGAATGTTTACGTCGGGTAAATTAAGCGTGTCGCCTGAAGGTACATTTTGAGAATAACTTTCGTCTGAATTCAAAACACGTACTGGTGGACAACCACCGCCACCCGGTTCGTAAGGTGTCAAAGGGATAGCTTCAACACAATAGCCTTCAACTTGAAACGTCACTGTCATAAACCACCCCGCAACGTAATCTAAGTCAAAGTTGTTTATTGGTGTTAATGTAGGTGAACTTAGTATTTCAACGCTCAAGTCAGGACCATCTGAGAAATATAAATAAATGTCGTTTAAGATTAACTCAGTATCGGACAAAATTACGTTCAAATTTGCGCGGTCTTTTTGAATAACATCAACACAATAGATGTCTATTGTAAAATCCTTTTGGTTCAACGTAGGTAGTGACGAATTTGGGACTACAAAAACAACCGGGTATTTCTCATCTAACGTGCAAAAGTTCGGCATTTGCTCTCTGAACTCACCAGCAAATTTTTTAATTTGTAAATGCGCGTTACAAAACGTTTCTAATTTATTTAATAAGGAATAGTAACTTGTCATAATGTCGCTGATTCTTGCATTCGTTTAACCTTGTTTTGGCTTGTTGTTATTTCACTCTCAACAACCACCGCTTGAATAGTTGTCTGTCCCGCTTCAACGGACTTCGCTCCAGTCATTGTGTTGGCTTGGTTTGGCTGACCAAACAAACTGAACGAAGGTTGCGCTGGTCCAGCCGTTGCACTCGCAGCCTCACCTCCTCCCGTTGTACTTGGTGCGCTTGGTGACGTTGTACCTCCACCTTCGAATTTAGTTGCCGATATTTTTTTGATGTTTGCAATACCCGAAGCCACAACCGAAGCCGCAATCAATGACCCGACAATTGGTCCCGCAATTGGACCTAACGTCTGAGCATTTGAGAAAGCCGAAACCGCTCCTTTAATCATGTCGATCGTTGCCATTACGATGTTGATTTTCTTTTGAATTTCAAACGCTTTCTTTTGCTGACTAACCGACTTACCCGCGAACGCTCCGACAATGTCAGAGATACCTTGCAATCCAGTCTTGGTGGCGTCGCCAACCATTTGAGTGGTTTTGTTAACCGCTTCAACTCTGCTTTGTCTTTCTGCCTCTTCAAGTTCCGCTCTCTTCGTTGCGTATTCTTGTTCGATTGCAATTCGTTCTTGTTGCGTCAAGTCTAAGTTTGCTAATTCTTGTTGTTTTTGAAACTCGAGCATTTCGGACTTTTTAGCAAATCCTTCAGCCATCATTGATATTTCAGCTTCTCTATTTCTGTTTGCGTATTCCTGGTTTAATACGTCTTGGTTTGCTTGTCGTTGTGCGTCCGCAGCCGCTTCAAGTTGTGCGTATTGTTCCTTCGTGATTGCTTTGTCGTCAAGCAACTTTTGAAAGTCCGCTAATTGTTTTTGGTAGTCTTGGTTAATAACCTCAGCGCGTGAAATGTTTTCGTTTATTGTTAACTCTTTTAATTTTGCTTGAAAATCCCTTTCTTTCTGAAGTTCAATTGCATTGTATTTGTCTCTTATTTCGGCAGCATTTGCACCCAAAACAACACCAAGTTCCTTCTCTAATTTCAGGCGTTCGTTTTTTGTTAAGTTCTTATTGAATTTTAAATCTTCAATTTCGCGCTGGTATTTGTATTCATTTGCTTTTAATTCTTTTTTAATACCTTCGTCCATCAACTCAAGTTCAAGGTCTTGGTATCTACGAGTTGCGTTTAATCTGTCTTGTTCGAATTTAATGGCATCGTCTTTTCTTTTTGCCTGAACGCTGATTGCATTTTGACGCACCTTCTCTTCATTCTCTTCAACCTTTTTTCGGTTGGCTTCACGCATTACTTTTAATTCTTGATAGCTATCGTGAATTAATTTAGTTTGTTCGTCTAAAGACTCGCGTAATTTTTTCGTGTCTTCAGCGTTCAAATCTTGCAACCTTTGGTGTAGTTTTATTTCGTCTTGCAATCTTTGTTTTTGAACTTTGGCAGTGTCAAGAATATGTTTTTGACGTTGAGCCTCAACAATTGCCGTGTCTTTTCCTTGCGCTTTTAACATTGCAATTTCGTGGTCATAAGCATCAATAGCCGCTTCGCTCTTTTTTTCGGTGGCTTTTCTCGACGCTTCACTCGCAGCAATTTGTCTTCTTGCACTATCCTCCGCCGCGTTTGCCGTTAAGCCAAGCCAGTCAGTAAGGTCTTTAAACGCTTGAATTGCCGCGTCTATTACTGCCATAACTACTTTGAATGCGTCACCAATTGCTTTGAGAATAGGCTTTAATAAACCAAACTTATTTAATAAGACAACGATTGCAGCCGTAATAGCAACCACCGCTGCGACTATTAAAAAAATAGGGTTCGCAAGTAACGATAAACCAAACTGAATGAACGCTTTACTTAACGAACCAACAACCGAGATAAGACCTTTTAATTGTGTGCCTATCTGAGCGGGTGTAATTGAACCGAGTGTCTGTTGAAACAATTTAGCCGATGTCGCCGCGCCTTCAAAGTCCAAACTCATCAACTGGTTTTTCATCAACCCGAATGCGTTGCTTGTCGCTTCAAACTTTGACCCCGTAGCGAATACCGCTACTTGTTCGTTTGCGTCTTTTATTTGGTCTGAAACTTGTCCCGCCGCTTCGGCAAGTCTTCGCATTTGTTCGGGGTCAGTAGCGTTTGCAAGTTCGCCTTTAATTTCACGAAGTTGCGCTTTGAGTTCTGCGAGTCCGCCGACTTTAATAGTACCTACGTCAATAGTTCCAGCCATACTTTACAATAGTAATTTTTTGATTCGTGTTTTAATAAACTCCGTACACCCTTAAAGAGAATACAACCCAACTTGCATTGGCAACCGTTGTAGTGGTTACGTCAATAACTGCTCCCCCCGTAATTGCTTCGCTGTACTTACAAGTTCCGCCACTTTGAAATTGGTCTCCCGTTCCCGTTGCATCTCCTGACAAAGTCAATGTTCTTTTAGTCACTCCTCCGACAACTATATTAAAGTTAGCATTGCCATTTAAATTAGCAGTGTTAATGAATTCAATCTCCGCTTCAATCATTATTTTGCTGTACGTGTTAGCAGCGAGTGTATATGTTTTAGCAGTCGTTGCAGTTGTTCCAGTAGTTTCGGTTTCATCCGTGTAAATTAACACAATAGTGCCACTAACGGGGTTAATAGTAAACGTTCTGTTTGCGCTTAAATCCTGAGTACTTCCGTTTATCGTTAGCGTTCGCGTTGTTGGCACACCCCCTAATCCAGTCAATGTATAGTCAGGAACGTTCAACGTATTTGAAATAAATGTAGACGCACCTGAACTACCCGTTGTCGTTAAAGTTATGTCGTCTTGTTTAGCGTTCAATGCGGTTTGTAAATCCGTTTGACTTGACAACGTTCCCGTGATTGAACCCCAACTTGCACCGCTACCCGTTACGACTAAATTGCCACTACCTAATATTGAACTTCCGTTAATCGTCTTTATGTTCGTACCGCTTACAAGCGTGTCTTGTTTGTAACTATTTAAGTAACTCATATTTTAAATAATATACCATTGAAGTTGACCGTCGACTAAAGTGACCGAGTCCCATTGGTTAAGTTTTAAAGTCAATGCGCCGTCAATCGTTTCTGTCCCGTCCGCATTAATAGTTAGTGCAGCCGTTCCGACGTTCTTAATAATAAACTGCTGACCCGTGTTTCCGAGCGGTGGCAAATACCAAGTTGTGTTGGTTGTCCCTTCGTAAATTAAAACGCTTTGTTGGCTTGTAATTGTCCACGTATCGTTCCATAAAAACATAGGGTAAATAACCGGGTAAGGATTCACAATTTCGTCACCGAATATTCCTGAACTTTGAACGTTTCTATTATTGCCTATTATAACCGCCTTGTGACCGCCACTAACTACGTTACCAACCCCTTTAGTTGTCACGTCTGAATAAGCACTTATAACATTGTTGTTGTTGTAAAAGTGACCATTCAAAACGTTTATTAAACCTTCCGTGTTCGGAACTGGAGCAATTGGTTTTATGTCTTTTTTACTTACCGGGACAAGGCGAATGTCTTCGTCAACCGTAATCAATTCAACCTTTGTTAACATCGGTACGTTAACATTGTAGTCAATGACCTTGTTTATATTATACCAATCGTTGAATATTCTAATCTTGTCGTTTAGCTTAATAGTTTGGATGTCATTTTCAGTCAAATAAAAATAGGCAGTTAACATTTTGCCCGTGTTTATTTGGTTCATCGTGCGTCGCCAGTACAGATTGAAAAGGTTGTTCGCCGTTAATACTTGTTGCTGGTAAAAGTAATAGTCACACACCGCGAAGTTCAAATCAAAGTCAGGTGTCAACGGATTGTTGAAGTGTGTTATTGCTGGGTATTGCACCAAGTCAAACTCACCGATTGCCGTTCCAATATCGTCATAAATATTAAACGCTCCGCAGTCAAGCATTGGTCCATCGTAAAGTATTCGAATGTTCGTCTTTGGCGCTGACCCGACAAACATTGGAACGATTGCTCCGAAACTTGTTTGATTTACGGGTGTCGGACTGAAAACAAGTTCTTTCTTGTCTTCGCCTTTGATATACTCGTTGTCCAGTATGTATTCAACTTGCCCGTAAACCTCGTTGGTGGCTTCTTTGTAAATTTTATTCGGTTCGTCCGCGTCTTGTTTATAAGTTAATAAGAGTCGTTTTTGTGCAGTCTCTGCAATGAACTGAAGATTTTGTTCGCGGTCTTTTGCTAACTTTTCAGACCAGTCTTTACGTGCGCCCGAATCGTAAAAATTGTCACGCGTTTGAATGATTAACTTTTGCGAGTTCGTCTTGTCGGTGGTTACGTACAGATTGTACATCGTAAAGATTGACTTAATGAAGTCCGCTTGTTTAATCTTTTTAGGCACGTAATCATTTACCACTATATCACCGCCGAACCCGATTGTGTTTGGAGTGTAGCTTATTGTTATTTTATAAGAACTTATTGTGTGTCCTATGTTTGCTGTTCTTATTGCTCCTCCAATAGGTAGGCTTCTAAAGTTAACACTTGTTGGACTTAGACGAAACGCGGTCATAGCGTCAAATACTTTAACCGTGTCTCCGACTTGTAAGTTTGACGCTACAAGTTGAAAGTTCACGGTATCGTTAACCAAAACGTTAGTAGTTCCGGGAGCGTAACTCGTTCCATCTAACAAATAAAAACCGATATTATTGTAAGTTCCAAAGTTGCTTGGGTTCGCTCCATTGATTGACAATGCGCCGCCTATCTGAGTCCAGATGTCGCCACCTTGCAAGTAAATTGTACTTGCGTGTGGGTTGTTCACAAAAGTAGTGTAAGTGACTTGAACATCAATTAATAATGCAGCGGGAGAATTTATAAGTATGTTATTGAGGTAAGTTGCAGTTGTCGGACTAAAAGAACCTGAAGGGTCAAGCGTTTCTGTTAATATGTCAAGCGGTTTAAATAGAGTATTTGGAACTTGGTTCGTGGTTTGATAAGAAGACCAAGGATAACTAAACACACCGCTTCCGATTGCATTCTCAGCCTTGACCATATAATTGTCATTGTTCACATAGGGGTTGTCGCCGTTGTAAGGAATCAACAACTTGTTAAACTTGTCAATACTTAAGGTGCTCCATTGGTAAGTAAAACCAGCCGTTTCAAAGATTCGGTCAAAGTACGTCTTAGCGTATATTGCTGGACGAAACTCATTCAATAAATAGTCATTGCTTGGATTGTAGCATACTGGATATTTGTACCCGTCCGTAACTGAATGCGACCAACTTGCTACAACGTTCGCAGCTGAATAAGTATGGTCAAGGTCACTGAAGTCTAAGTCAGTAAGTTCCTTCGAACCTAAAGTTGTAAAGAATGAACTCGCGCCGTCTTTAATTAATACCTCATAGGTGATTTCTTGTTCTTGACTATCTGTCGTCTGTTTCTTGACTATATTAACAAGTTGAAGGTACGCGTCTTCAATTACTGGGATTCCGTTTTGCAATAATGCGCATTTCGTGAGCGTGTTTACATTGAACGTCTGCGCTTGTATATTCGTGTCGTAATAATGGTTCAGTAGTTCGTGGTTGTTCTTAGTGCCGTCAAGCGTTATTGTTTTACTGAATGTACCCGTCTTTTTGCTTATATCGCGAATGTCGCCAATTCCTAAATTGATAGGTAAGTTCGTTCCATCCTTTACGTCTAAGTAACCCGTCTCAAGTTGTATCCTAACCATTGATTATATTTTCGTTTGCGTACTTTATTGTAATCGTCTTTTTAAACAAGTTCTTGTTTCGACTGCGGTTGATTTCAAACGCTGAGTCCGTAACCAAGACCGCATAGTAATTGCCGTCCGTGTCCTTCAAGTATACTTCAGGTGACGTTACCAACTCTTCAAAGTAAACAGACATCTCTTCAGTAATCCAATTGGTGTTTAGTTCAAGCGTACGTTCAACACTTGGGTTAATTACACTCTGCCCCCTTGCATACGTATCGTAAGTGAACACACCGCTTGACGTGTCGCCCGGAATGTACTTGTTATAAGTCTCTCGTTTGGTAGTTCCGCGTTCGTATGCTCTCAACTGAAATGCAAACGAACTAAACGACCCCATTCGGTCAAGGAATAAAAGTTCGTAGCCTTCAATAGTACAACGAAAATCTAAGTCAATGCGGTAATATTCCGAATAAGGAGCGCCCGTTACATTGTCACCAAACCAGTAACGATACCAAGTCACACCTGACTGAAGTAATCCAGTCCCCGTACCCGAATACAAAGTTAAAGTTCCGAAGTTGTTTGGACCAACCGCGACTTGACTATATTTGTTAGTGGTGTTAATTGGCTTTCTGTAAACGTCACCAAGTGAGTTTTGAAAGTACATATAAAACTTGTCTTGTCCGTTATTCATTATAAACACCCAAATGTCTTGCTGAGGTGTACAATAAAAACCTTTAACTGGTTGTGTTGTCAGGAATAAGTCACCCGCTGAACTTAAATTGTAGTTGAAATAATTGTAAGTTCTGAAACCTTTAAAGGGCAACGCGCCGTTGAATACATAGTAATTTTGTGTTTCGTCTAAGTCTCTGAATATCGTTTTTCTGTTGTCTGAATAACGAACGCTTCCATCTATACTTGTGTCGTTAATATTACTGAACAAAACATTAACATCAATATAAGTGGCACTCGTTGCAACCACCGTGTGTAAACCTTCAAGCAATGGATTCGCAACTCCGCCATCCGCTTGGTCAATTACAATTTGGTCACCAGCGACAAACGTGTGTGTGCCTATTGTTATGCGTGTAGACGCACCGCCAGCGATAAAAGAACCAGTTGCCAATGAAGCCGTGTAATTGTAAGAGACAATATACTCTTCGCCGAACTTAACATCGTACTGGTAATAGGACTCCGCTGGATTGTACCAACTTGTCACCGTTGGGTCAAGGCTAAACGTTACCTTCGTTGAGAATAAACGAGACAAATCAATCTCGCCGTAAAAGTCAACGTTTCTTGGTAGCACCCTATACTCCGCTATCTTATTAGTAGTTCCCGCGTCGTACACGTCAAATATGTAACGAAAACTTGGTTTTGTTTTATTCGTTGAGTCGATTTCAAAGTACACGCGGTTGTATGCTGGTGTGTGAAATTGAGGTTCTGTTATTATCGTTATTGCCATAACTTAGAATAGTATTTTTTCATTCGTGTTTTAGAACGCAATATAAGCGTCATCCGTGTAGTACATTTCTTTAATGAACGTAGCTGCATACCTTATTGCATCCATTGCATCGTCAAACATCTTAATAGGCTCGTCGCCTATGTCATCGCCTTTCTTTTTCCACTTATAGTTCTCGTATTCCTTTTTTAAGTAGTGGTTATCCTCGCAGTAAACTTTAAACGTCTTTACGTTGAGGATTCCTTTATTAACTACCTTGTTTGCGTTGTTCACGTTGTAACCTGCTACCTGAAGCTCGTAAATCATTTCAGGTCGTGAGTAGTCAGCTAGTATGTCGTCGTTCTTTGAGATGTCAAGCTCTTTGAACTTGTCGATTAGGTTGGTTATAGTTAAGTAACTCTCGTAGATTATAGGCTCTATGTAAAGGTCGTTCTCGCAGTAGTAAACTTTCATTAAGGCCGTAGGGTGGTTGTAACCGAAGTCAAGGCCATACACGTAGTTAACGAAACGTTCAGGCCTCGTTTTTAAGAACGTCCAGTTGTTGTATATGTTAACCTTAGCAATTGCTTTCTCTCCGAGTGCATAGATTTGGTACATTGCTTCGTCTGTTCGCTTGAGGTCTTCTATCTGTCGTCTTATGGTCTCAGGTAAAAACGGGTTGTCCTTATACGTTGATTTGATTAACACGCTTTCGTTCTCGGGTAGTTCGTACAGCCATCCGCTAGAATCACTCGGGTTGTAGTCGAATATCATCTTGTCTTCGGTACGCATATTCAACTGCTGGAAGTCCTCAAACCAAAGTTCATTTGCTTCATTGCACCACGCTATGTTTCGCTTACGTCCCCTTATTTTCTGTTCGTCGTCCACACTAAAGAACTCCACTATTGACCCATTGCCAAAGCGGTATATGTTCTCACTCATATTGTGGTTCGTCTTTTCGTATAGCTCTAGGTCTTTCATAATCTCAAAGAAGTCACGCATAACCGAAGCCCTTAATGCTGGGAACGTCTTACGAATGACCGAAACCACTTGGTTAGGATTCTGTAAGCAGTAGACGATTAACATCTGACAAATGGAATACGTCTTGCTTGAACGTGAGCCACCTTGGTTAATGACAAATCTTTTACTTGAATCGTTTAAAGCCTCCCAGTTCTTTGCAAATATGATTGTGCTATTTAGCTCCACTCGGTTGAATGATGTTTACCTTAATCTCTGACAAGTCCCGTCCGTTTGTTGTGACATCCGTCTTTTCAGTAAGTCCATTTAGACGTTGAGTTATTGACGGGTTGAACTGACCAACCATACCGCCCTCGATTTGGTCGTTGCGTATCTCTCGCTTTATTGCGCAGCAGATAGTCCTATACTCTTCATATCTTCCATCCGTGTTATCGAAATAGTGATGAACGTCTGAATGGTTTTTAAAGCAATATACTTCGAAGCCTTCCATCGTTAGCGGTGGGGTGTGCCATTCGGATTTTACTCCCGTTGCGGTGGCTTTTTGGATTTCTCTTGGCTTTAGATTCTTTTTATACTCCTCGAATAGTTCGTATAGCTTTTCGGGGGTTTCTATGTATTTACGCTTTGCCATTTAATTTGTTTTGATTCGTGTTTGAAAAGTGATCAAGAAATTCGTCTTCTGTTACCTCCTCCATTGAAAGGTAGTATTCCTCGTCTGTTAGGTACACTAAAAAGTGGTATTCGTTTGCTTTGCACCATTCCTGAATAACGTGACACGGTTTAAGCATTTTCTTTCCTATGTCGATAACGAAGTATTTCATTCTGTAAATAATTTGCCTATGCCACCTAGCTTTTGTACTACTAACGGGTTGTTGTCGTAGTGTTCGTCTATTTGTAGCTTTTTTATGGTCGTTATTTTGTCGTTGTTCGAGCCAGTGGCGTATATATGCTCTTTTAGTATTCCTAACTTGTCAGCAGTTTCAAGCATACCGTCTTTTGAATGTCTCGCTGAAATAATGAAAAGCTCGTTATTAGTTCCAAGTTGTAATGCAAGGTCTTTACCAGCTGCTGTACTAAGTACTCCGTCGTAATCAAAGCTGATTTTCTTACCAGCAAATTCCTGAGACCACTTGCTCTCGCAAACAGCATAACGTTGAGCTTCGTCCGGGTAACTAGATACGCTTTCGGAGTCGCCCATACAACGCTTTATCCACTCTTCGTGTGTTTCGTTACTGCTCGGTGTTGGCATTGGTTTTCTTTTTTCGTGTTTTCTTAGGCTTCTCTTCAACCTCAGGAGAGTCAGTGTAAACTTGGTCTACTATTTCAGGCTCTGACCTTACAATCTCCTCTTGAATTTCAGGCTTTACCCTTTCTTTTTCAAAAATGAAGTCGAAACCCATTGCAACAAGGTGCGCTCGTTTTTCAATACAGCTTTCGTCTACTTTTACAACGACTTTTCCTAGTACGCTGTCGCTCTTTGTGAGCGTTTTTCCTAAATATTCTGCTTTAATTTTCATTTCGTTTTGTATATTCTTGTTCTATTAAATAACTAATGTACGTAATTATGAGCAAAGCAAGTACTTTGTCAGTGTAAATAGTGTCGTTCCATAGGCACATCGAGTAAACTATGGTTAAAGCGAAGACCGCAAAAGATAAAAACATTCCCATATTTAAAAATAGTTAATTCTGTCCTCGTGTTTTAATTGGTTGTAAATCTCGTTTATTTCGTCTTTCATTTCACGAATCATTCCGTGTGCTGCGAATACGCTAATGTCAAAGTGTGACGAAATAGCACGGGTTGTATTGTAGCCTTTGTCGTAGTACGTTTCAAAGAAAATTAGCTTTACTCTGTCGTTACAAGTCGCTCTGTATATTTCGATAGCTTCGCTTTGAGCAGTTAGCTTTAACTCTACGTTTATTTTATCCTCTAAATCCGTGTTGTTGTCGTCTGTTAAGTGCTGTTCGTCTTCTACTGCGGTTACTATCTCCAAACGTGAGCAAGTGTCACGCCATAAAATTTCTGTTTTGATTAAATGAAAGAAGTACGCTTTGACTTCGTGTGGCTCTTTTACTGCTGGTTGTATTTTGCAGTACCTTAAATAAGCATTCGAGATAACCGTGTTCGGGTTGAGTGGCAGTTTAGAGCGTTGGATAAAGTAGGCAGCGTATTTTGAAGCCTCGACGTAATTACTTTGTATGTATTTATCGAGCAAGGCTTTCATACCATATCAAAAAGTCCTTAATGTAGATTTTGCGGTATACAAGTCCACACATACAATTCGTGTTTCGCTCGTTCATTACCCTGTTACGAATGTCACGCAGAGCAATTGCATTCTTTTTTGTGCAACGTAAATCTTCAGGTTGCATTTTGATGTTTTCAATCAAGCTAATTTCAGCCTCTGTAAGCATAGATTTAAGACAAAGGTAAGTAAAGATACCAAACAAGCATAGAAAAGCTCTCCAGTGTACGCTAAAGCACTCCAAAACGCAACGCACTTAATACAACTCAGTCCGCCGTGTATCCAATTCAGGTAAAAGTTCGGTTTAAAGTACGCAAAAAATGCGTCGATTGTGTACTGGATAGGCTCAAATTCGCACCACCACCACGCAAATGCTATTAAAAAAACGATTGTCATAACTTTTTTAATGTTAATCTATAAATAACCTTGTATTCAAATTCAGGCATTCGATAGTCAATTTTATCAACTATTCTGTTGTATTTGTTTTCAAGCATTAAGGCTTCATCCAAGTTTTCGTAATAAAATTTTCCGTATTCAGGTATTGTTAATCCATATTCGCTACATTTCTCTTGCACGTCCAAAGAGCAAAGGTCAAACATTAATACAAGCACTCCACCGCTTTTTGCCATTTTTTTCTCGTATCGTGTCATCCTTTAAATTTAAAAAATTCGTATCTTCTATTCTCTAAAATTTCCTTTACCTCAAACAAAAAAAGAACTTTATCAAATGAACTATCTAAATCGTCTTCTCCTATAAATTGAAGTATAAAGTCAATTGCAGTTTGTGAACAACTAAACGCTCCAGCATCTACAAAATAAGCATCCGATTCTATTAGGTCATCCTTAAATTTGTCAAGCAATAAGTCTGCAAATGTTTCTGATGTCATTCCTCAGGGTTTAGTAGCTCAAAGTTTTCGTGTGAGAATAGACGTTGAAAATCTGTTCTAATCCGTCTTTGTGCTTTCAATTTAACAATATTTAACCGCAATAGGTTGCGAAGCATTCTGTACATAGGGCAAATATACTATTTTTTTAATATACGAACTTTCTCTTTGTAGGTTGCAATGATTTCTTTGAGTTCTTCGAT